TACACAAACCACTTATTAAGTTATCAATTATTTTGACAATATCTATATTGTCAACTAATCATTTTTTCCAGACCAAATATATATAAATTATATGTTGCATCAAATATATATATTAAGTATTTTAATAATAACAGTAATAATATTGGTCTATTATTATACCCAAGAAATAGATCATAGAAAAGAATTAGAAAAAATAGAAAAAATAGAATCTAAGCAACGACAATATCAAAATGATATTGATTTAATAAGATCTCAATCATTGCCGTGTCCTGTCGGAGATTTTAAAGATCCGCGATCATGTTATTTTGATTCTGGATATATGTGTAGTTGGAATGATGCTGCAAAACGATGTGATTCCAAAAGTAAATAATATAAAGTTTGTAATAAATATTTTATTTATCAATATCCATTTTTAAGCTTTCTATTAGGTTATACAATTTTTTAACTTGTTTAACGTCATCATTTTCTTTTTTTTTCATTATTATTTTTTTAATTGGCTTTTGTTGTATCGGGACAGGATATTCTATTGGTTTTTTAATTAGCTTCTTATATTTGTTTATCATTACATTTAAATCATCTTCTGTTTTACTCGTTTCACAACTCAGCGATACAGCACAACTATCTAAAGTTGGAACCGGGGTCATTGTGGATTCTGTAGTGCTTTGTTGTTTATTATTCATTTCAGATAATAATTGTAATTCAATATCTGCTTTTCTTTTTTGTAATTCTTTGTATTTGTTTTTAATTGATTTATCTTGTTTTATTTTATCTATTTGCCCTTTGAATTCTACAAAAATGCTTGCTTTCTCATCATCGCATTTTGCAGATTTCATTTTGTTTTCAGTTATGTCCTTTAGTATTGTAACATGATTTTTGATTGTTTCTAACTCTTTGGTTACGGATTCATATTCTGATAATAATTCTTTATTTTTGTTCATTATACTATAAATAAGATGAATAATTATTTATTTGAAACATTTCCGAAATATACACTTCTACATTTGTTTACCTGTCTGTCTCCTACCTTGTTGTCACATATTTGTTCAAATGTATCCCCTTTAAGCATTCTGGTAATAAAATTTATTGAATAAACTCCACATTCTGAATTTTCATATTGATGTCTTGTTTTATTATAATCCACTTTCACATCTTTTATTCCTAACCCAGTTTGTGAAAAATTTGCCAATCTTCTCATTAATGTTCTAATTCTTTTTTCTGGGCGAATACCGTAAGAATCAAAAAAATATACTTGCCCATCCTTTAAATTCCCAAATAATGATACCCAATGTGATCCAGGTTGATCGTGTTCATCAAGGTTGAATACTACTCCTATTTTGTGTTTTCCCTCAGCTATTAATTTCGAATAATCCAAATTTTTAATTCCAAACCTTTCAAACTCGTCAAAATCGATTGGTACTGCTCCTAAAAATTTAAAATCTTTATTTTTTTTTTCATATTGTTCCATAACTTCATTAATATTTATTGTATTTAGCCATTCAAATTTCCCAGTGGGGCCATCTGGCCTAAATGTATATTTGTCAAGTTCTTCTTTTGCTATTTTTTTCATGTTTGATACAAATGATTGCTCTGTCCAGCATTTTTGTGTAGTACATTTATCTCCCAATCGTTTATTAAATTCTGAGAGCAAATATTTTTTGTATTTTTTTGGATTTAAAATTTCTAGATTTTGGTGTAATTTTATTTTACTATCATCAGCATTTAGATTATATGCTTTAGCCATTTCAACAAGTATATGTAATTGTATACAAGAACCGCTCTCAAATGTAATACCTGGGGCACATTTTTTATCTAATTCATTCTTGGGGCAAACATCTGGGGTTTTTATACTAATTATATCGTCATCCATTTATAAAAAAATCAGAGAAAAATAAAATAATTAGTAATACAATAAATGATATCATGCTACATGAATAATAAAATAAAGAATTTTTTCTTCTCATTTTTATTATATTTATACAGCTTTCGCCATTGTTTATTATATTATAATATATTTTTATTATGGATATATTATTATATTTTTCTCTAATTTTTTTAATTTGTTCTCTGTTTTCTACATAATCGTCAAATATCCCATCATTGTAAAAATAAGACGTATATATTTTTTTATTTATGATGTATTCATAACAAACTTTGAGTCTATACTTAAATTTTATAGAATATATTCCAACGCATCCTAATTTTTTAGTGGGTTCTTTTGTTTGTATCGTTTCAATATCTAATTTAGTTATTTTACCATAAACAACCCCATATTTTTTTTTGTAGTTACTTTTCCCTTCAAAATATCCACTGTAAAAAAAAATTATTGAAACCATCGCCAAAAAACATAGAATTGAATTTCTCACATTCATTAAATAGATTTAGCCTCTATATAAAAAAGATTGAAAAAATCATAATTAAATCATATAAGTTATATCGTATAATATATAACAAACGACATGACATCATGTACTCGCAACTTACCTAAAAAGCCCGATAAGCTATTGGGTATAACATTTACAGATAATTATGAAAACCTAAGCGGTGAACCAATTTTATTATCAAAGACAAAAAAAATGCCAACTTCCTTCTCCAAAAAAAAAATTAAAAATGAGAAACAAAAGTCAACTGATAGTGAATTTGAACAACTCGATGATAAAAACAAAAATATTATTGATAAAAATAATGATACAAAACAACGTTTAATAGCTGTCGAAAAAATAATTGAGCTCTATCCAGCACTAAAAAAGGACAAAAAGCAAATTATAGATGCTGTATTAGATAGAAATATAAGTAAAGCAAATGAATATGTGTTGGAAAAAATTATTTTTAAGGGAAAACAATTTTATAAAGATTTTCGAGGAAATATAATTGATGATAAATTAGATGTAATAGGCATATACACTTTTGATGATGATAGTTGTACATACTACTTCTTTGACGAATTTAAAAAATTAAAGGCTCGGCTTGAAAAAAATAAAAAAAAAGTCGAGGCCCTTAAATATTAAATTATTGTGTATTTTTATATTAGTAGCTAATTCTAAATCTTTTTTTTATTTTACACCACACAGTAAATTATATTAAAATTAATCATTGTGATACTCGTCAATTTCACTAATAATGTCCCTTAATTTTGATGAATATTCTTTTAACTTTTTTTTATCATTGTCTTGTGGTTCATTAAATATAAACTCGGCAACTTTCATAATTTTTTTATTATTTTTTTCTTCTTGTTCCTGTTTTTTTTTTGATGCCTCATAACCTTCTCCAAAATCCGAGGATGGCATTGTGTCTATATAATCGAACAATATTTTAGCATGATTTTCATTTTTTCTATAATATTCTACCATTTTCCACATTTTTTCTAGCACGGGCAAATGTTTGTCAAACCACTCTCTATTCCTTTCAATTGTAACAGAATGTGATTTTATTAATTTCCAATACACAACCTTATCAAAATAGTAATCTTCGGGATTTTTTATTTTTTGTTGTTTGCAAACTTTGTCAAAATTAGTTAATGTTTCTGCTATCCAAATATCACAATCATGGGGAGACATTTCCATTTTTGGTGGATATAAATATCTTGATTTATCCCACAATACGTTCAAATATTCTTCATTTCCACCCCCTTTTATGACTTCACATTTATCTTTTGGCATTAATTGAATTACACAACCTTTCTCAAATCCAGTAGTTTTCGATCTAAATGGCTCTTTAGCATTAGTATCATTAATAAATGCTTTTCTATCTTCATATTCAGAAATTTCGCATTGCCAAAAATCACATTCTTCTAAATTACAACATTCTAATTGTAATTGAACTTGGACCCAATAATATTCAGGACATATTCCACCATATATTTCACCAAACGTTTTAATTTTTCTCCTTGTGGGACATTTAATTTCTACCATTCTTCCTGCATATTTTGTCAATGTTTTTCCATCCAATTTGTATTTTCCAACTATACCATCAGGACTTGCTGCCAAAAACGATATTGTAGGATGTTGTACCAATCCAAATTCCTCAACTTTTACATTCATTCTATATTCATATATAGATGTGGCTATTTGTTCATATTTTGTCCCATGATGACAATTTGCATTGGGAGGAAATGGTGGATTCTTAACTTTTTTTACTAAAAATTTATACGGTTGTTCATAATGATTAACCCCAACAACGCAACCTCCATCGCTGGCACTAGTAACCTTAACTCTTTGCGCTTTCCATTCATCTGATTTTTGTTCAGGATAATCGATTTCCATTAATTTTTGAACTATTTTTGCTCTTTTTTTTATTTCTTTATCAATTTCATCATCAATTTGTATATCATGTATCCATTGTGTTCCATATGGTCCAAATTTAAATTCTGTTTTTTTGATGCATTTTATTCCTGTTTCTGTTGGATAACAATATTTTTCGTCATCAACATCATCTGAATCAGACTCATCTGATTCGTCCTTTTTTATACTAAATGGAAAGCCACTTGATTTATTTTTTTTATTTTTAGTTAACTCTTTACTTGATGCCGACTTTTCACCACTATCAGTATTCAATAATTTTGTTAATTGATTGTAATCTAAATAATCATCATTGTCTGTATCAAATTTTATCATTCCATTTTTTACAATGACAAAATTACACATGATTGCTTTGATTTTATCAACATCACATGTGACAGCTTCTGTTAACCCATTTGCTATCTTGTCAAATTCTTTTAATGTATATTTTTTATTTAGCAAATGAAGAGCATCTTTAATTATTTCTGTGTTTAACTGTTTTTTGGTTTTAGATTTAGACATATTATAATATTTA